ATAGGCGTCTGCATCAGGCTTAACCTTTTTGCCTAAAGGACAAAGAACTAAGCCTTGAAGTAAATATGCTAAAATTAAACATACTTAGTAGTTCCCTGCAAAAATATTGAAACGCTGGCGAGTGCCAACAATTGAATATGGAATCGACATGATGTCATCAGGGTTGTTGATGCGCTTGAGATTGCGCTTGGATGTCATAGCTATACGCTGAACCGTAGGCGGTGGTTCGACACCAAACTCAGCCGCTATTTCACATGCAAGATTGTATTTAAAACACCGCAGATAGCCCGGCGGGAACGCCAAAGTTGTAGATAATGACGTTGCTGTATCTAACGGATCAACCGAAATAAAGTGCCATTCCAACACTTTAGTAGGCACAGGGTAGATGTGCATATCAATATCAGGGTAATTTGTGTTGATCCACATTACCTGTGGATAAGTGCTAGTAACCGTTTTGACCGCTATGCCGTCGTACTGCTGTTGATTGATCAGCATGATGCCGAACGAGATGCCATTGGCAGGGTCAACGAAATAAGTGGCGTCATCCATAAGGATAGGACGGTTGCCGACAAAGTCACCGGATGGGCCTAATGTCCGGCTAATAAATCCTGGGAGCCAAGAGAATACTTGTTCTTGGGTAGTGAAGATGGAGAGCCGCTCGGTGTTCCAAGAGTCAAGCATTTGATTAAGCGCCGCGAGGGCGTCTTGAGATGTTGCGGCAGAAGGAACTTCAGATTCGGCCAACTGACCGATCAAGCGAAGGGCTGCATTGATTTGATCGCCAGCGGTCGTAGCCATGTAAACTCCTTATGCGGCTTCCTGACGCCGTCTGCGACGAAGCTCATTATTAGGTTCGTCTTCTACTTTGTCACGGTTATTAGGATCAAATATGACCCAACCGTTTTCCATGTCTGCTTTAACTTCTGCATCCATAGTTGCTACTTTTGTACCATGAACCGGATGTCTTAGATAGATGTTCAAATCACTCTCCCATGATGAAGGGCGGGGCCAAAGCCCCGCCCGTTTTTATTACGAGATCGCGTAGAGCGCCCATGTGCCGTCGCCCGTCTTACGAGCGCGAAATGCACGAACCGTCCCGGCAGTTGCCGCAACAGTCATAAGACCCTGCGTACCAGATGAACCAATTGTCCAGCCTGTGTTGGTGGCAATTGTGATGCCGTATGCTGCCGCTGTAATAACGCGGAAGTCAAAAGTCGTACCAACTTTTCCGTTGCTCAACGTACTATCAATGGCCGTCGCAAGCGGAAGCGTATAGATTGCTGTCGCTGTTGGTGTGCCAATAATAATGCCGTTAAGCACCTGATCTGCGGTTAAAGTTGCGGTGTCTGCGGCGGTGGCCGGAGCCGCTGCAACAGACATTTTTACTTCGTTAAGGTTGCCATCATTAAACTGATAGCCGCCGCCTACGGTAGGAAGTGCCATGATAATTACTCCTAGAAAAAAAGGGTTAGAACCCCCGCATTGCTGCGGGGGTCAAGCTATTAGCCCCAGATACGAGCAGCCATTGGTGCGCGGATCGTGGAATAACCATACAGCACGTCAATACGGCAAGGCATACGGTCGTTATTGATGTCATACTGACGGACAATACGAAGCGAGATGCCGTTGTGAACCTGACGGGAAGCCATATCAACGCCCTGTGGCAGAAGAAGATCTGCTGTAGCAAACGTGATGGCGTCCTTCTGGTACACAAGGTTCTGTGGGTATACGGTTGAAGCCGCACCGAGAACCGTAACTGCCGCGTTGTCTGCTGGGAACGAGTCCACAGTAGCAAGCGCATTAGTAGGCGTGTACATGGCAGGGGAGATAGCAATGCTAGTCCATGCGCCCGAAGATGCCGTGTTAGCGGCGGTTACAACGAACTGTTGCAAGCTGCCGGTTGACTGACGGGTCTGTGGGTTGACGGAATAGACGTTAGCAATCGTGAACACGTCACCAACGGTAAACGTTGCTGAACCTGTACCGCCATCAAGGCTGATGGTGGACTGACCCTGCGTCGATACTGCACCGTTGACAAGGATTGTGTCCGAAGCAGAACGCGAACCAGTCGTGTGCTGAACAATCGACTGCGACATGCTGATTTCGTCGTAGCCAAGAACACCAGAGCCCATAAGGCCGTTCTTGAACTGACGGGAAATCGTGTCGCCTGGGTTGAACAAGCCCTTCATGCCTTCGACAAGGCCAGCGTTAGCTGCTGGGTTGACGGTAGCATAACGGTTGCCCATTGGGGCGGCGTATTCGTTCAACTTCTGCTGGGCCTGAAGAAGGACCAAAGAAGTCGAAGGAGTCGTGCCTGGCGTTCCAACTGACGAGTAAATGCCCTTATAGGCATTGGCAACGTCGTTATCGACCGAAGCAGCAAGCTGCGAAATACGAGGCTTGAGAACACGTTCAGCGAAGTCGTCCAACTGCATCGTCAATTCTGCCGATGTAAAGTTGACGCCAATGTGCTTCTGGCTCGACACGGTGAGCGTGGTGTACTGCTCGTTGTCGTCCTGAACCTGAAGTGCTGCACCGTCCGTGACAAGCGCACGATCTGGCAAACGGATACGGAGGGTAGAACCGATCTTAGCACCTTCGACAGCGAAGCTGTCGTCGTACTGACGGTTTACGTTGCGGGTGATCACCAGGTTGTTCTCAAGAATTTCGAGAGCCTTGCGGGTGATCATGTCAATAGTGAGAATTGAGTTCGACATGATGTTGTCCTTTGGATGTTAGCGGTACTTGTTGGACGCTTCCATCTTCTTTATCTGTCTGGCCCGATCAGCAGCAATCCACTCAGCAGTCGTAAGGCTTTTTACGGACCTTGGGTCTGTAGTGTCATAAGCGGGAGACCCGCTGCTTTTGCCCGATCCAGGAGATATAGGCGATGGTGCGGTAGAAGAGCGTTTAACTGGTGGATTGTCAGCCAATCTGGCTTCAATCTTACCAATTTCTTTTGCCTGCAAGAGTGGAGCAAGGCGGGAGATCCGTTCAGCTTCTTTAGGGTTCGCCCCCAGATAGTAAGCCATTTCCGGCCCAATATCAGATGCTTGAATGGTCTGAGCCATCACGGTCGTGATCGGGAGGCTTGGGTTGTACGCGACTTGTTCAAAGTCATCGTACTTGGTCCGAGCATCTTCCTCACGCTCATGGTAGGCGTCAAGAGTGTCCCTCTGTTGCCGCTCCATTTCACGCCGTTGAAGCAATTCTTCGGCCTTGCGCTCCGCCAATGCGTCGGCGTAAGCTTCAGTGTCGTTGTACTGCTCAGGGCGTGGTGGATTAGCTAAAGGTGCCGGTGCAGCTACCTGCGCCCGATCTCTTTCCCACTTACGCTGTTCTCTTGCGAGACGTTTAGATATGGCTGCGTCCAAATCTTCTTGTGAGAAAGTCTTGGGTGCTGCCTCCGGCTGGTTAACTTCAGGTTCCGATGCCACCGTGACATCTGGTTCCGACGCGGGTAGTTCCGCTAACACTTCATCAGACATTTTTGATCCTTTAAGATCCCTGGCGAACCGCGCCAGTGCGGTCTATCATTCGTAAATAACGGTCGCTGTAACAACACCGCTAAGTACGATATAAAGTCCCTTGTTCAGATATATACCATCGAACGAATTAAAAGGATAGTTGGTGGCCGCAGCAGGCGTAAAAACGCCGACGACAGTTGTCGTGGTGGCTTTTGCGTCCGAGTCGTACACCGTAATAGTAGGGGTGCTGCTAGCGGCGCTTACAAAAATGCCTTTTAATTTGCCTGCGCCGACTTTTATTTGCGAAGTTGCTGAAATATAGGAATAATTTGACATTGGAGCCTCACGATAAGAATTTCAATTTATAGAGCGTGGTAAGGTAAAGCTCGACAATGTTGTCGATCAGTTGCTGAAGCGACGTGTCTTTGCGGTCTACCACATCATACCGAGCCGCTTCAATCTCTTCCAATTGGTTTTGGAGGAAATCAGTTACATTGGCCGTCTTGTTGTGCGATTGAAGTGAAATGCCGCCAATCAGCCCGTGACGGCCTTGATAGGCTTCTGCAAACGCATCCGCAGCGTCTACAATACCCTCGTAGAATTTCTGAAGGGCTTTATGCTTGGCGTAGCTGCGCGTGTTTAGATGAACCGAATGGGTCACATCGCGGGCTAAAAACAACATTCCCATAAAATCGCACGCTTTCATTGCGGTGGCATCCCTTGTGGTGGTGGCGGTGCGCCCTGTGGAGGCATCATCTCACCCATGTCTTCGCCCGGCAATTGCTGGCCTGGCATGTCAGCCACCAGATCGCCGCTTGTGATCATACCGTGGACGGTGCCAAGCACAATATCTTGAATCTGCTCAGGTGACATGGAGGCTTGAACCGCCGCCATACGCTTGGTTTCGGCGTCGTAAGCCTTAATTTGGGCTTCAAATTCCTTGACTTCCAACGTCTGCATTTCAACCGATTTGTTGACGTTCTGAAGCATTTTGTGCATTTGGTCCATCTCTTGGCCCATTGCCTGCATCTGCTGTTCAGCCGCCTGAAGAGCTGGTGGTTTGTCGCCATCTTGCATCAATTTAGGATCAATGGTCTTGGCAAGGCGCTTGGACATTTCGTCCGCGCCGGGCCAATCCATGTGCTTGACGAACAGATCGCCTGCCACTGCCCAAAGCTGTGGGTTGGCTTGCAGAAGCTGCGACATGCCATCAAGAGCCTCTTGGCGCTTGGTCATGTAGCTTGGGCCGGTCGTAACCACAACGTCGTATCTACCGACCGCTGGGTTGTAAATTTTTTCAATCTCAATGTTGTTCTGGTCACGGATCGACTTCACAGCCTGCGGCTGCGTCGGGTCAATCTTCACCATGCTCGTCTCGCCGTCCATATTGATGATGCGGGCGATACGCTGGGTGTCGTAGATCTTAGGGATCAAATCGACAATCTGACGGGTCATGTACCGGATGGCACGGGCCAGATTGTCCACATAATGGTACGTTCCGGTGTCGCCTTGCTTCTCACGGGCCAAAATAGCCCGTCCAGACCGCTCATTTGAAGTCGCACCAAGGCTGCTGTCGTACTGCCCTGTGGTCGATTTAATGTCGTCAGAAGCGCCCATTTTGGCCTGAATTAGGCCCGTTTGAGCCATTGGAGGCATAGACCGTGCTGGAAGTGGCAATACGCCGCCCTGACCGTCTGTAACGTCAGGATTAACCTCTAAATAAGGCCAATTATTGGTGTTTGCGGTCTTCCATTGGTTCTCATAGCCCTCAAATTGACCGCCATAGCCAATAAAGGGTGCTTTTGGGGCCAATGCAAGCATTTCGGTCTCTTGAGACACCCAATAATTGTACATACGTTGGGCGTCTTTAGCGTTTCTGACAATGCCAGACACAAAAATACGCCCATCAACCTGAAATTCATTGCCTACGACGCGGATGACAGGGATGTCCCTGCCCGCCCAGTCGCTTTCCTCAAGCACTTCGTACCCGTTTGTCTTCATCCACTTGATTGTGCGGACTTGAACTTCGCGGGTGCGGATAGGCTTCACGCCCATCGACTTCATGTGCTTGTCTTCAGGGCTGCCAGACTCAAATGACTGATTGCCGGGGTACAGATTGAGCTTGGATGGCTTGTAGACAGCGTAGAAATACTCGGCGATGCGGACCACATCCTCGTTGATCCAGTTGGTCAGCGAGTCGTCGCCGACACCTTGCACTTGGATGGAGGACGTAGGCATAGCGTCAGGAAACTGCCGTGCGTACTCGTCTTTGGTCAGATCTTCTGTAATGAAACACCATTCAGCATCTGCACCGCAAGGGTCTTGAATGGTGGGGTCCATATATACGCTAAACGAGTTGCGGACGCGCTTGATACGGATGTCCTGCTCGAAGCTGTCGTCGGTGCAATACTCGGTGATAAGCCGGATGTAACCTTCGCCGTAAGTCACTTGGTTCTCAGAGGCCGTGTCGTAGGCTACGTCAGCGTCCGAGGCGTATTCAATATGTCGTACCATGCCGTCGAAAATTTCCGCAACCTTGGGGTCTGCGCGGTCGTCTGCGGGGATGACCTTACCTGACGGGCGGTTTTGCCGTTGGTCGTTCGTCACCTGACGGACGTGTTGTGGTAGTTTGTTGATGGTGAGGCAAGGGCGGGCGTTGATCGTCTGACCTTGCACTGACCCACGGGTAGCCAGTACGTCAGCGGGCCATTGCCACTGATTGTCTGGCGACCCAGCGAAGAACCGCAGATCATCCAGTTCGTCTTCACGGCTTTCCGAGTATGCACTAATCGCCATGTTAAGGCGAAAGCGCATTGTGCTCATGGTATCGGACTCTTTCGAGTTACCATTCGATACCCTACCAGCCGTTCCAACGCCTGAAAAATCGGTCATTTCTTGCCTGCTTTGCGCTTCATAGCGTAGGCGATGGCAACAGCCTGTTTAACAGGTTTGCCTGCTTTCATCTCAACTTTGATGTTGTCTTTAAATGCTTTCGGGCTTCCCGATTTCTTCAAAGGCATCATTTCTTCCTTGTCTTAGCAGACTCACGAAACGCCTTAGCGGTAGGTGCGCCCTTAGCTCCAGGCTTACGCATCTTCTCTTTAGATCCCGCCGCTATACGATCTTGTTTAGCGTGGATGTTTGCATAGAGACCGTTCTTCATTTGCAGTTCCACCGTTTCATGCTGGCCTTAGCCCGATCCGCGTTCTTTGACTTAGCCACTACCCCACCCATCCTGGCGCAGAAGCTGGCTTTGCGGCCAGCGTCTGCCTTGGTCTTCGGGTGCGGGGCTGGTGCCTTAAGGCTAGAACCCGTCTCGCTGTTATACTTAGCCCGTCCCTTAGCAGTCAGACCAGCGCCTTTGCTAACTGGTAGCTTCTCGCCGCGTCCGACTGATAGAGAGACAGACTTTGCCATGTTACTGACAGTGAATGATAGCAAAGTTAAGGACAACTGCTTCGGAATATGAAGTAGATGCCGTCATGTTGCGAAGCGTGATAACCGCAGACCCTGCGGATATGCTTGACGTATAGACCGTGTACGCCACAGCAGTCCCGCCCGACCCGACATTCAATATTAGAATGTCGTTGGTGCTGATAAGGCTATTGTTCAACGTGAACGACACCG